TAAGACGGGTAGCTCCGCCGTGCAGTGCGTGTTTCAGGAAGTGGACAGCTCGGGAGCCTTCATAGCCACGATCGGCACCACGGAACCAAGTGCCGATATTCCGACTGTGGAAACCGAAGCGGATATGGATTTACGCCATGGGGAACGTGTACACCATGGCCTCATCGGCTTCGCGCGTGGCCGTCTTGGTTCAGCTGGTGCAAACCGGCGTCAGTTCCAATCCGGGCAATTTGAATCTGTACGCCGGCGGGACGGCAGATCCGCACATTTTGATTCCCACCATCATTTCGCACTGAGGAGGTAGCAGAGAAGATGTCGACAGTTATCGTTACGCAGATTGTTCCTTTCGATGCCGATGGATCGCATCTCATCACCGGGACGATCGATGGAACCGCTCACTTGATGCGGTGGGACAAGCCTTTCAGTCCCGCCGAACTGAATCCAACCGCTGTGGCGCAGGCCTTCCTGGACAATTGGGCCGCGGCCGATCAGATGGTCAACAACTTGATCGCGAGCCGTACGGTCAATATCGCCGTGCCACGGTCCCTCACGGCAGTCGCTTGCGTGTTCGGCAACAAGGCCACGATCTATACGCAGGTGGGTTACGACCAGGTGCAGATCACCTGCACGATCGGGGGCACCACTTACTACAGCATTCACCGGCTCCGGGACTTGCTGGAGATGGCGTACGCACAGCCCGCCTTGCTGCTGCCCGCGATCTGCAAGAAACTCGTCGCCAACTACGTGCAGACGACCGGGAACATGATTCAGTTCGTCGCCACGTTCACCGGCCTGACTTCGACGACCAGTTCAAGCACCACGACTACGTCCACGACGTCGACCACCACGACTACGTCCACCACGACCACGTCGACCACGACCACTTCGACCACTTCGTCCGACGCCCGCCTGAAAGAAATTCTGAGCAAGATCGCGCAGGTGTTCGGCCTGAACGTGTACGCGTTCTACTTCAAAGCCGACCCCGCCAAGACGGTGCAGATCGGCCTCATCGCGCAGGAAGTTTTCGAGCGGTACCCCGATGCCGTCATCGTGGGCGGCGCCGATCCGGAGAAAGAGCCCTGGCAGATCGACTACGGCAAGCTGGCCGTGGCGCTCGGCGAGGACAACGTCAATACCCAAATCCTGGCCGCCCTGGTTGGGCCTTATGTCAAAAGCATCCCGACCACGGTGCGCCGCAAAATCGTCCGGCCCCCTGCCGATGCTGAAGTGTTGCCGTAAGAAGCCGAAAACCTGCTAACCTCCGGTGGACAGCGCTTCTATCGCGGGGCGCTGTCCACTTCACGAACATTGGAGAGTTATGAGAATAGGCTTGCTTACAGCTTTTTCCGCGATGCTCGACCACTACAGCGTGACGGCTGTGGTGATGGGGCAGCTGCGGATGATTCACCACGCCGGTCACACTCCGGTCCTGATCGGACTGGAGGACTTCAATTGGCCCGATGCCCCCGATTGGGTGGAAATTCGCGCCGGGCTGCCGGTTTGGAAAAAGACGGACTACATGAGCCTGTGCGACATCACGCCGGACGACATCGAGGTAGCCAAGAAGGCCTCCCGATGGATGGCCGGCAATCTCGGCGATCTCGATGCGCTGTTCTCGCACGATATTCTGTTCACCGGCTGGAACCTGCCGCTGAACATCGGCTTGCAGGACGCTACGCCGTTCTTCCCCTTCCCGCACCTGCATTGGGTGCATTCCGTCCCGGGCGGCGCCATGCGGGACTACTGGCGGGTTCCTCCAGGCGGCAAGCTGGTGTACCCGAACAGCCAGGACCGGATTCGCGTGGCTGAGCACTTCCACACGTGGCAGGAAAACGTACTGGTGATCCCGCACTCCAAGGACCCGCGGGAGTTCATGATCCGGACGGATCTCGCGCGCCGGCTTCTCACCGAGTACAACGTCCTCAGCGCCGACCTGATTCAGGTCTACCCGATTCCCACCGATCGCTTCGAAGCCAAGGGCTGCCTGGAAGTGCTCGAAGTATTCGGCCAGCTGAAGCGTGCCGGCAAGACGGTCCGGGTCATCTTCTGCAATGCCTGGTGCACCACGGACGAGCGCCGCAAGGATGTGAAGTTCCTGATCAACCACGCGTTCGATCAGGGCCTCACCGACACGGAAGTGGTTTTCACCAGCCGGTTCGCGCCGGAGCATGAAGTAGGCGTCTCGCAGGATGTGGTTCAGGACCTGATGCAGATCGCCAACCTTTTTATTTGTCCGTCGAAGTCGGAATCGTTCGGCTATTGCGTGGCGGAGGCCGCGTTGAACGGGCAACTTCTGGTGTTGAACCAGAACCTGCCCATGTTCCAGGAAGTGGCGGGATCCGGCAACGCCTTGCACTTCACGTTCGGCAGCTATCAGCAGGATTTGAAGTACGACGACAAGATCAAGTTTTTCCGCGACATGGCGCGCATCATCATCCACACGATGGATTCCGATCATGCGCTCAGAGCGAAAACGTTTTTCCGCCAGCAGTACCGGTGGGAGAACATTTGGAGCAAAATCCATTACGCGCTGCTGGCGCAGCCAACGCTAGTGAGAGTATGAAGCACGTTCACGCCGTCGATTTCGATGCAACCCTTGCTGTCCACACAGGCGGGAAGGCGCTAGGGCCACCAGTGCCGGAAATGTTGGATCAGGTGAAGAGGTGGCTGGCGGACGGAGACGAAGTCCGCATCTTCACCGCGCGGGTGTCTTCTTCGCACGAACACGTGGAGGACATGCGCAGGGAAATCGAGGACTGGTGCGAAAAGTATTTGGGGCAGCGCCTGGAAGTCACAGCCGAGAAAAAGTCGGATATCTACGATATTCACGATGACCGCGCCCGCCAGGTGATTCCGAACAAGGGCATCGTCATTGGTCCGCCACGAGAGGTCTTCGAGAGCGGATCGACCGTACTGACGGGGAAGCCTGGCGGGCATGCAGGGTACGGGCAATGAGGAGCTAAATGTCCACATCTGATATGGTCCGATTCACGCTGAACCGCGTGAATCGTGACTACCCGGTCACTTCCGGGCACGAAATTGACATCTGGCACCAGAACGCGGCCCGGATTCTGCAGTACGGCCGGCTCTGGAATTTCTACAAGGGCAACCACTGGAATTACGTTCCCGAAGCCGGAGAGCCGGTCACCACCGCCAATTTCGTGCAGCTGTTCGTGGACAAGCACTGCCAGTATTTGATGGGCAACCAGTTCACGATCCATGCCAATTTCAGCGGGAAAACGTTCTCACAGGCCGAGGACCTGTTGAACGAGGAGTGGCAGAAAAACGACATCGAAGGGCTGGCTTTCCAGATGGGCCAGGTTGGGGGAATCACCGGCGACCTGTGGATCAACGTAGGCATCGACAACGACGCCATTTACGGCGATCGCGTCAAGATCACCGTCTTTCCGAGTGAATTCGTTTTCCCCGTTTTCTTCAAGAACTCCGATCGCGGGTACTCCGGCCTGCTGGTGCAGTGGCCGGAATCCGAGACGGTGTCCAACGCATATGGCCGCGTCCGGGTGCGCACCTATGTCGCCGGGCAATACTGGACCAAGCGGGAGGTGTGGGAGCTGCGCGACGGCGTGCCGATCGCCAACTCGAAACCGAACCTGCTTAACGAGATTCCGTTCACGCACATCAAGAACGCGATGGTGGGAACGGAGTTTTGGGGGATGTCCGACATCGGCCAGATCGTGGACATCAACCGCGAGTTCAACGAGAAGATCACCGACCTTGGCGACATCATCAATTACCACGCGGCGCCGGTCACGGTGATTTTCGGCGCCAAGGCGTCGACGCTGCAGAAGGGCGCGCGCAAGACCTGGTCCGGCCTGCCGAAAGACGCCAAGGTGGAGAATCTGCAACTGTCCGGCGATCTGTCGGCCGCCAGGGAGTATCTGGCCAACCTGAAGGACACCCTGTTCCAGTTGGGCTCCATGCCGAAAGTGATTTTCGGCGGCGACGTCGCGATCTCGAACACCACCGGCGTGGCCCTCGCCATCCAGTTCGCACCGATCCTGGAGCACATGAAGAAGAAGCGGCTCACGTACGGGCCGGGCATCCAGCGCGTGAACTACCACATCCTCAAGATCAAGGAGATCTTGGGCCAGTACAAAGCATATGGCCGGCCCATGCCGTACTACAGCGGCGTGAAGTGGCCGGACCCCCTGCCGCGCGACAAGCAGATGAAGCTGGACGAGCTTTCCAAAATGCAGCAGATGAAACTGCTGGCGCGCATCCGGATCCTCCGCGAGTGCATTCACAACGACATCGCGCCCGCCGAGTTGGAGGTCAACGACGCGCAGGAGCTGCTGGACGAGGCCGACGAGGAGTTGCAGACGCAGACCGAAATCATGGCCGAGGCCGATGCCAAGGGAAAGGCCAAAGTGCAGCCTCCTGCACCCTCGAAACAGACCCCCACCGGCGCCGCCGAAAGCAACTCCCGCCAGGCTGAGAAGAAAGCCAATGCACAGGCCACCGGTACATAGGTGGTAGGATGGAGTTGCGTTTTTGATCACAGTGTTGTAGTTAAACAGAGGAGGCACTATGCAGAAAGCAGTCAATCCGCAGCCCGGGAGCACGCTCAATACCCGCGGTGTTGGCGTGGAAGCTGGCGCCAGCAAATCGCAGCGCAAGACCGGGTATCGGGCCGACGCCGTCCCGCGCGCTACCGACAACTCGCTGGACCCGGACGCTCTGGTCCGCGTGAACACCGATCCGCGCACTACCTAGTCCGCGGCTCGACATTTTTCTGGAGACGATAGATGAAATATCCGATGGGCATCCTCCGCGAGGAGGCAGGAGAAGGAACAGGTTCAGGGGCGGGAAACGGTGGTTCGAGGAGTCATGCTTCAGCCGGTAACGGAACCATCACCGCAGAGGAGTTGGAAAAGCGTCTAGCAGACGCCAGACGGGAAGAGAAGGCCAAGCTCTACCCCGATATCGACCGTTTAAAACAGGATCTGCAGAAGAAGGATCGCGACCTGGCCGACCTGAAGGCGTCCCTAGCGGCCGCCGAAGAGGGAAGCCGGCGCGCTCAATCGTTGGAGCAGAAGATCGCTGATACGGAAAAGAAAATCAACGGCATGACGGAGCAGTTCTCCAAGGCCATTGACGACGCTCTGGAAAACCAGAAGAAAAGTTTTGAGGAGACGCGCAAGAAGGATCAGCTCGATGCGCGCAAAGAGGCTCTCCTATCGACCGTGAAAATCAAGGTGAAGACCCGCGGGGCGGACGGCACCGAGGTAGTCAAGGACGATTACGAGGTGATCCCGGAATTGGTGACCGGAAACACACCCGAGGAGCTACAGGCCAACTTCGAAAGGTCGCGTCAGAGGTATCAGGAAATTCGAGGGTTAGGGGAAACGACCGCATCGGACAGGCTTGGGGCGCCACTTCGTGAAGCTCTGCCAAGACCCGTAGTACCGGGTAGCGAAAGTTCGGCAAGTGCAGCTGGTGACGTAGCTGGCGGTATCAGTTCTTGGAGGCGCATGAGCCCCCAAGAGTGGGATCAGAAAAAAGGTGACATCAAGGCTAAGATCTTTGCAGACGCAGGGCTCCCAATGAAGAACCGCTGAGTAAGCGATTTTGACTTTAGGAGCTAACGTATGGCACTCACAGGCACTGCCACGTCCGGTGCGGTTACCGGTCTGCCGCAGGCGATTTTGAATGTTTATTCGCGCGAGATCCAGCACCGGGCGTTGCCCGCGATGCGGTTCGAGCAATTCGCGGTGATCAAAGACGAGTTGACCCGCCAGCCGGGCTTGACCATCTACTTCACCATTTATGAGAACCTGGCGCTCGGCGGTCCCTTGACCGAAGGCGTCAACATGACCACCCAAGCGATGACGGCATCGCAGGTGTTCGTAACCGTCACCGAGTACGGCAACGCGGTTGCAATCTCGGAACTGCTGCTTCAGTCTTCGTACGACGACGTCCTCACGGAAGCCGCGTACCAGTTGGGCCGCGATTACGCCCGTGTCACCGACCTGATGCTGCGCAATGCCGTGCTGGCTTCCGCCAACACCATCGGCTCCGGCGGGGCCTGGCCGCTGACGAACGTCTCGCAGCCGATCCGCATGGACGACATCCGCGCCGGCGTCGAACGTCTGTACACGTTGAACGTTCCCAAGTTCAACGGCGATTTCTTCGCCTGCTTTGTTCACCCGCATCAGGCCTCCAGCCTGAAGCGCGATCCCGAGTGGGTTTCGGCGTCCTCGTACGGAGCGACCGAACAACTGTTCCGCGGGGAGCTTGGCCGATTCGACGACGTACGCTTTGTCGGCACGGGCCACATGAACAACGGGGCAGTGCTGTCCAACGATCCCGCCTACGACGCCACCCTGGTGGGCGCCGGCGCCGGCAGCATCAACCTGTACAAAGCGTGCCTCATGGGCGACAACAGCTACGCATGGGCTGTGGGCCTGCCCGTCGAGATGAGGGACAACGGCGTCGAGGACTTCGGCCGCAAGCACTCGCTCGGGTGGTATTCGATCATGGGATCGAAGATCATCAACGGCGACAACATCCTCCCGATCGTGTCGGCGTAGTTAGCGCCTGTTAGGCCAGAGGCTAAATTCAGACAGGAGACTAAATATGCCGCAAGGATCGCTTGGCTACGTCGGCGTGCAGCCGATCAACAAAGACGCTGCGCGCGATTTCATCGAAAAA